CTCTGCAACACTTGGAACGTCCTCGACGTTTTTTCCGAAGTCTTTTGTGTTTATCTGCTCAGCAACGGAAGGCGTTTCAAAAAATACTTTGCCCGTGTTTAGAACGTCGTCGTCTGAAACGGCGAACCCATCAGCCACGGTCGGCTTGAATACATGCTTAGCGATTGGGTCGCTTACGGCTACAGGATCAACCAGCGCTTTAAAAAACGATAAAACATCGTCGTCAGAAATATCAGCTACGTCGGAAAGAGCTTTAAAGAAATGAAAAGTTGCGTTCTCAGCTGCCGCTGCGCTATCTGTCAGTGTTTTGAAGAAGTCGAACACAAATCCGTCTTCGGCTCCAATGCCATCTTTGACATGCAGGTTGTCTAAAAGACTAGCAAACAGAACGAAGTTACCGCTCTCAACTTTTACTTTTAGCCCTTGGTAGTCAGCCGCAGACATAGTTGTTCGAAGCTGCGTGATGGCAACTTTCAGAGCATCTATTAAAACTGCGGATTTAAGTCTCATGCAAAGTCCTCACGTATTCTAAACTTGAGGATGTCAAAAATGGTTTCACGCAAACCCGTAGAGCGAACAACTTCGATCTCGCCCTCATAAACGCCGGGTTCTTGATTGAGGTCATCTGTCTGCCACTGGAGAATTGCTACGCCGGTATCAGCAGTATCTGGATTGACGTAAAGCGTTCGTGAAAACAGAACCGCTTCGTCGCCTGCGGCTCTAAAGTGTAGCGTCACCGTCGCGCCTGTTAGGTCAGAAGCTGTACTGCTGTCCTCGTCAGTAAACGAGAGCTTAATTTGAGGACCAGTATCGCCTTGAACGTAGTTAAATGATGTAGCCATTATGCTCTCCTCCGACGACCTTCAAAGTTTTGACTTTGAACTCTGGTGCTGACGCGGCGATAATCTCTACCCTTTGCGTCGTCTGCTTCTTTGGAAAACTGCTGGCGGTAGTACATAGCCAACTCAGGGTTCGTCCATTCCTTGTTAGGCACCGACGCAAGCTGCGCGATAGCACCGTAAGAAATGCAGCGACCGTGAGACTGATAAATCCAATCCTCAACGCCGGTAGCCGTCAGCTTTGTTTTAAGAACTCCCCAACCGCGAAACGTGTATTTGCGATCAGGCGTGGGGTACAACCTGACAGACGCGTCTTGGTAAATTGCGTAACTGTTGGGCGTAGAATTCGTTTCAAACCTTGTCGAGTTTAGATGCCGGTCTGTAATTCTTTTAAGGGGACGACCATCTAAAACTAATTCGTAAACGTTTTCTAGGACCGCTTCATCTGAAGGTAAGAAAATAGGATACTCAGCGACGTTTTTAACCGCAAAGTCTTTTTCTATCTCGAAACGCCACACTTCACTGCGCTCTAAAAACTTAGCACTCGCTTCTTGTAAGTGCGACTCCATTACAATTTCTGGACAACCCGACAAGTAGGGTTGGATGTATGGATAAAATTTGTCCCACGTTACAGTAGCCATCTATGTCAACGAACTTCCCGGTGTCGGCGATACAGCCGCGTCCACCTGTGTTTTAGTGCCAATAGCCGCATTAAATGTCTGAAACGCAGCTGAAGCACGTTGTTCGTTAGCGCCGTATTCCGCGTCTTTGGAGTAAGCGCGGTATAAAATCCAATCAGTAATCGGGCTTAAATATATGTCATCTAGTAAGATTACTTCGTTATCGTTGTTAGCCGGGTCAAGCTCGGTCTCTGTCATCGCGTGAGCGCCCGGAGCGTCTGCGTAAATGACTTCCAACTGCGCCACGTTCGTAGCGGGCGGGTACACGTAAAACTGTTTTGGTTGACGAGGGTCGTAAGTGTAGTGCTGAATATTGTCGGTTTGCGTTTCTGAGTGCCAGCTGGGGCGCTGATCGTCTAAAACACTACGAGCAACTACCCGTACAACTTTCTTCTGAGAACCGGAAAAGACGTTTCTAGTAATATCAAGAAGGCGCAGCGCTGACGGAAATCCGCCAGTCGAGGCTGTCAACTCTTGTTTGGTGCCCGGTACGCACGTGAACGACGCGCACTTTGCGTTTGCGTCAGGGCGCAATAAGACAATACTCAAGTATGACTCATTAAGCCACTTCTGAAGTTCGACACGCGGCCAGCGGATATTAGTATCCTGTAAGATCGCTTCGACGCGGGAAATAACGTCTATTACTTTTATGGTAGCCATCACTAACCCCCTTGTGGTTGTAGGAGGGGGATTGCGCCCCCTCCCGTTAGGTCAGTGATTAGCTGGCTGCGCCGACGATTGCGGTG